TTGACTTATCCACAGGCCAGATGATGCCGCCCGAGGCGTCATTTTTTATGACCCGCGTAACGTCTGTTTCGCCTGACTTTACCCGCCCGGCTCCGCGCTGGAAACAGTTCTTGAAGGAAGCCACCGGCGGCGACCCAGAACTAGAGTCGTATCTGCAACGCCTCGCGGGCTACGCCTTGACCGGCTCAAACCGCGAACACATGGTCGCCTTCTTCTATGGCGAGGGCGGCAACGGCAAGTCGCTGTTCCTGAACTGCCTGACGGCCATCATGGGCGAGTACGCTCAAGTGGCACCCATGGACGTATTCGTCGCATCGACCTATGACCGTCACCCCACCGACTTGGCCGGGCTGGTCGGCGCGCGCCTTGTCACGGCGTCCGAAACCCAAGAGGGCCGACGCTGGGACGAAGCCAAGCTGAAAAGCCTGACCGGCGGCGACCCCATCAAAGCCCGGTTTATGCGTCAAGACTTCTTCACGTTTACCCCGCAGTTCACCCTGTTGTTCGCCGGCAACCACGCCCCGCAACTGGCCAACGTGGACGCCGCGATGAAACGCCGGATGCACCTTGTCCCGTTTACGCATCGCCCGCCGAAGCCCGACCACGAACTGCCCGACAAACTGCGCGAAGAATACCCGCAGATTTTGGCGTGGGCTATCGAAGGCGCGGTCATCTGGAACGCCGCTGGCCTGTCCGCCCCGGACGTGGTGCTGTCGGCCACCGAAGAATATCTGGAAGGCGAGGACGCGCTGGGCCGTTGGATTGCGGACCGTTGCGTCATGCGGGCTAACGCCACCGTATTCAGCAAGGACTTGTATCAAGACTGGATTAAGTGGTGCCAAGAAACCGGCGAGAAGGCCGGCCTTGGATACAGCCAGAAACGCTTTAGCCAAGCCCTCAAGACCCGCGGCCTTACCATCTGGCGGGATACGGCTAGTGGACTGCGCGGATTCCGTGGTATAGAATTGCTCGTTGGCGATTACGACGCGGTAACAGAGTTCGCCGGCACAAACGTAATACCCTTTTAAGGACTGATTATGGATAGTATTTCCGAAGCCGATTTTGTAGCCGCCCTTGACGAGTTCAAGGGCAACAAAAGTCGCGTAGCCAATAAGCTGGGCATGAACCTACGCTCCGTACAACGCCGAGTCGAGCGCATGATTGCGCGCGGCTACGCCCCAGACTACGGCATGACCAAAGCGGTACCGCCCGGCTATTCCGTCGGCGGTGTTTCGACCTTGTACGATGACGAAGGCAACATCAAGATTCAATGGGTCAAGTCCAAGGCCGATGAAACGCAGAAGGCCGAAGACCTTATGCGCGAGGTATTTGACGCGCTTAAGGAACAACTGCCGCGCGCCAAGCCAGTTAAGGCCCCAGAGCGCGCGCCGACAGACCTTCTAAACTGTTACGTCATCACCGACTACCATCTAGGGATGCTGTCGTGGCACGAGGAAACGGGCGAAGATTGGGATTTGGACATCGCCGAGAACCTTTTGATTGACTGGTTCGCAACGGCCATCAAGATGGCCCCCAAGGCCGACAAGGCCATCTTTGCCCAGCTGGGCGACTTCTTGCATTGGGACGGCATGGACGCAGTCACGCCGGCATCGAAGCACTTGCTTGACGCTGACACGCGCTTCCAAAAGCTAGTCCGTGTTGCCATCAAGGTCGTGCGGACGGTGATTGATATGCTGTTGCGGAAATACCCGCAAGTCCATATTCTGGCCGCCGAAGGCAACCACGACCCGGCGAGTTCCATCTGGCTCCGCGAGTGGCTGTGCGTCCTGTACGAAAACGAGCCGCGCGTTACGGTGGATACTTCGCCAGACCCGTACTACTGCGTTGAGCATGGCCAGACCAGCCTGTTCTTCCATCACGGTCACAAGCGCAAACCGGCCAACGTGGACAGCGTCTTCACCGCCAAGTTTCGCGAGGTCTTTGGCCGTACCAAATACAGTTATGCCCACATGGGCCACTTGCACCACATCGACCAGAAGGAAACCAACCTTATGGTCGTGGAACAGCACCGTACGCTGGCGGCCCCGGATGCTTATGCGTCACGTGGCGGCTGGATTAGCGGGCGCGACGCGCAAGTCATCACGTACCATGCGGAACACGGCGAAGTCGGCCGAGTGCGTATTAACTCAAGGATGGTTAAATGAAAATCCCGGACAGCTTCAAACTTGGCGTCCATACCATTACCATCAAAAAGGGCGTCCGGCTAAAGGATGCCCATGGGGAGTGGCGCCAAGAGGAAAAGATGATATGCTTGGCCAAGCCCCGCAAGGAATGGTCTGAGCATTTTTACGCTCAAGTCTTTGCCCACGAGGTTGTCCATTGTGTTTTAGACCACATGGGACGCCCTGATTTGTCCGAAAACGAAGGATTTGTTGACGGCTTATCGGAAGCTGTGTTACAAATAATGGCAACCTTAGAATTTAACGAGTGACTTATGGCAGACGAAGCTGATTTGGCCCAACAAATTTCCGAGCAGATGATTGAACTGCAAACCAAGAACAGAGTGGTAACTCGCATGGAGTTCACCGGGTTTTGCTACAACTGCGAGGAACCCGTTAAGACGGCGGCGCTGTTCTGCGATAAGGACTGCCGGGACGATTACGAACACCGGGAGCGCATGAGTTTACAGAATGGCCGGAATACGTAAATAACTTATGCAAATACGCGTAAAAATAAACCCCGCCGAAGCGGGGTTTATCTTTAATACTTGCAAAAATATTCATATAGTTCAATTACTTGCGTGTGCAATCCAAAAGCAATTACTTGAAATCGAAAAACAAGTATCTGTAATCCGTTATCGTTTAGCCCGAATCTTCGGCGCGGTCATAGGGCGCTTAGTGATGGTTTTAGGCATATGCTTGTTTTACCATTTAACTTTTGCCGCCCAAAAGGCCGCACTCATTTTACCCTTAGCGATGTTCTTTGCATGACGGGCCTTGAACGCATCGTTGCGCTTGGTGCCTTCCGGCGAACCCGTAACGCCTTGCTGGCCAAAACGAATCGTCTTGGTGGCGTCGCCAGACTTGGCCACGACCACGTGGCTCTTGGTCGGATGGCTCGGCGTCTTCTTCGGCTTGTTGTAGCCCGAAACGCCAGCCTTGACCAGCTTAGTGTCCTTGGCCATTACTTCTTGCCCTTCTTGGCAGTCTTAGCCGAAGCCTTGAACGCGGCGGCAGTCGGCGCGCCCTTCATTCCGGGGCTACGCATCTTTTCGCCGGAGCCAGCTTTAATGCGCTCCCGCTTGGCGTTGATATTGGCATACAAACCTTTAGACTTCATTTCTTTTTACTCTTTCCGGCCTTGCTCAAAGCGATGGCGATGGCTTGCTTCTGCGGCTTGCCAGCCTTCATTTCGGCGCGGATGTTGGACGAAATGACCTTTTGCGATTTACCTTTCTTCAAGGGCATATTACTTCTTCTTCATCGGCTTCTTGGCGGGTTTCATAGCCATCTTAGCGCCGGATTTCATGGCGTAGTCTTTGGCTTGCATTTTGCCCTTAGCGGTGTAAGGGAACTTCTTGTTGTTTACCATTGGCATATCATTTTTCCTTATTGATTGAGAAGACCGCGCGCACCGCCACGGGTAGTTGGGCCAGAACTTGGCCGTTTGTTGATGGTCGGCAAAGCGCCAGCCGTATAGCCGGAAAGGCCAGCGGCGACGGCGCGTTTGTTCGCTTCGCGGGTGGCGTCCATGAACAACTTGCGTTGATACGGAACTAACGACGCCAGATAATCCTGAAGGGGTTTACCAGTCAGCGTCAAATTTGATGCCATTTCTTTGGCAACAGGTTCTGTAATCCCGGAGCGTTTGTTCAAAATCCATTGTTGGACGCCACGCGCGATAGTAGGAAGAGGATTTCCTACGGCCAAAGAAGATATTTCACCGCTAGTAGCGCCAGCAGTAAGGTCTTGCATTTCGGCAGACAACGGCGTACTACGGGAACCACTATCCACAGCGTTCTTTACCCTTGCCTTGGATTGAAGGGCTTCTAGTCGCTCACGGTACAGTTTACGCTCGGCCATGGACGGAATGAATTGCTCAATGCGTTTCGCGTTGCGAACTTTAGTCAGCAGTTGCGTCAAGTCCGGCGCGCGGGTGCCGACTTGTTGCGCGGCGGCGTCCAGCTTCAGGCCAAGTTCATCAAGTACGCCAAACGCCGCCAATCCTCGGTTGCTGGCCGGCATAGCGGCCAACTGCTTGGTAATATCACGCCATTGGTCGTCGCTGGCGTTAATAACTTGCCGGCCCAGCTTGATAGCATTGGCGGCTTCGGTATTGCCGGCAAAGGCTTGACGTGCGGCCTTGTATTCCGGAACGGCGGCGTCGATGGCATTTAGAAACTCGTTCTTTTTGCCGACGTAGATGCGACCCAACGGAGTCATTTTGCCGGTTACAGCATCCGTTTGCTTGTCAATCAAGACGTCTAGGCCACGCTTTATGTTGTCAAGATTCTGCACCGTAGGCGTAAGGCTTACCGGTGCATCTGCCGCAATCGCGCCTTCCGCGCGCAATAGCCCAGCGGCTTCATCGGCCGCATCTTTGAACTGCGGAAGTTTCAAAAGCGAGTTTACTTTCGGGTCATTAACATAGCGCGGTACCGTTCCTTGCGGGTCGGCAAAGTACGCCTTGTTGTAAAGCGGTGCGGCTTGCGCCGAACGCGATGCGATGATGGAATCCACCATCTGCGACGAGTTTCCGCCCTTAACGCCAAACGCTTGGGACAGGTATTGCGGGAGCAAGGTGCTTTGGTTTTGGACGTTTCGAATCAATTTTTCAGAAACGGTGTCGATGCCACCACCGGGGAAGTTGGCGGCGGCGCTAAGGCGCTGGGTTGTTGCACGTCCAGCAACTTCAGGGAGCATAACATCCGGCACACCTTTAGCTTCCAATTCGGCAATACGAGTAGCGGCTTGAGGTGCGGTAATTTCATCGCGGCGCAAAGATTCAAGAATCAGTTGCTTGGCTTTGTCTTTGGCTTTGTCTGGTGTAGCAACTGGCTCCCGCGCGCCACCAAGCAAAAGCTGGTCAACGTAACTTAAACCCGTGTTAAGAGTTTTTGCCCCACCACCGCTAAGAAGCAGTTCATCCAGCGTGGTGAGTCCCTTTTTCAATCCAGCTAGGCTTGGCGGTGTTGCCGCGCCAAACACGGCTCCAAGGGTAGCACCTTCCGGCATAGCGGCAATTCGTTCGCCAAGGCCACCTTCCGCTTTACCAGCGGCAGTCGTTCCGCCGTACAAGAAGCCCAAGCCCGCGCCTTCAAGCGCTTGACGCCCAAGGCTAGGGGCAACTTCCATACCAGTTACGGGGGCGGCACGTAAGGACTGCCCGCGCGTTAAGAAAGCGGGGAGAACCGCGCCAGTAAGTTCAGCGCCGGCAGATAATGTTGGAAACTGTTGCGACACGCCAAGGCGCTGGTTTTCAATAATTTGGCGGTATTGTTCAGTAGTAAGACCACTAGGAACTCCGGTAATGCTAGACGGAACGCCAGCCACGTCTAACCCTTTGGCAATAAGGGCTTCCGCTTCATCGCTCGTGCCAAGCATCGCACCTTGCAAAAGATTACGCGCGGTGCCAAGGACGGCTTGGCCAGTCGATACCGGCGCAAGTGGAGTCGGCGGGGCAACTTTAGGAGCCACACCCGTCTGAGCATACGCCAGCAATTCTTCTTGCGTGGCACCTTCTGGAGCAGTTATTTCATAAACTGAACCGTCTGGGCCGGTAATCTGATAAGTTGCCATTACTTTACCTTTTTGATGGACCAGCCGGCTGGGGCGGTATTTTGGGGCTGTCCCTTCAACGCAGTTTCAAGATTTTGTCGGATTAGACGTGCTTGAGTGTCAATAGGTTGTCCGATATTCGGTTGCATGACCAGCGCCGCATCAAGGTCGGGGCCTGTAATCTGACCAGTCGGGTTGTTGATTGCCGCTTGCCCTTGTGCCGCGCCCATCGAGTAAGGCCGTATGTCCGCGTTAGCAATTTTTGATACCAACGGGATATTTCCCATAACCGCGCCTTGGAAAGTGCGCTTACCGCGTTCTTTTACTGCTCTTTCAATCTGCGCCGGCGTCATAAGGGCTAATTGCGCCTTACTAAGGCCAGTAACAGCTTCAGCATAATTCAATGTATTTTCATAAATTAGCCCCGCGCCGGCGCGTTGGCGCTCGTTATAGCCAGTTGGCGAAGCCGCCGTTTTAGAGGCCGCTGGTTTTGTTGTGAGTTGCTCAAGTATGGCTGTATCGGTCACAGGTTTCATTTTTCGTACCATTGTCCTTTAATTTTTACGTACTCTTTTCCGCCCAACACACGGGTTTCTTGGATTGTCGGGGCCGCCGCTGGCCTACCAGCCGGTCTTGCGGCGGGGGCTTGGACTGGCGCACTACCGCCATCCAGACGCGCGCCGAACTGGCCGGTTTGCTTGTTGAACGCCGCCGCACCGCCAGAGGTAGTGGCCAGCACGAACTCCGGCGGGATATTAACGCCTTCCAACGTCTTGTACGAACCATCGTTGCCAATGACGGCGGCAACGAGGGAACCGTCTTTAAGTTGCAGTTGCGTCGGCGTTGTGCTGTATGTAACTTGCGGAAACAACTCGTCAAGGTTCTTACCTAACTCCATGGCTTCTTTGGTAAAACCTTGCGCGAACAAATTCTGAACAACACCCATACCTTGCTCACGGCTATTGATTCCGCCAGCAAAAGCTTGTTGCAACGCGGCTTGCGCTTGTGCTTTTCTAGCAGTATCTTGCTGTTCGGAAAGACCTTTATATTGCGCTTGAAAACCTTCGCCAACCGGACGGTTTTGCGCCAGCGCACCGCCGACGTTCATCAGCAGTTGCGCCCGTAATATCCGGCGCTGGTCTTTGGTCAGCGTGGTCGGGTCAATGATTCCGCCAGTAGCGGCTTGGTCAAACCGCTGGCCAATGCGCTGAAAAATCGACGGCTGGGTTTGCGGGGCTTGAACAGGCATCTGAGGTGCGGCCATAGGGGCTTGAGCCGGCGGCTGTGTAGTGGACTGTGTCAAGGCTTGCAACGTCTTGAGTTGTTCCATTTCGGGATTATAGGCCATTACAGTAATCCGGCTTGACGTTTACGAAGATAGTCCGCGAAATCGAACTGCGCGAGTTGCGGGGTAAGATTGGGTAGGGCGGTTTGTTGCGGCATTGGGACTGGCGCAAACTCAACGGGGGCCATTTGTTGCTGTTCGCCAAGCATACCGCCAAGCGCGGCCAGACCTTGGCCCATGTCGCCCATGCTCATACCGCTAGACGCCGGCGAAGGCATGGCTTGGGTGTTCGGAACAACCTTATCAACCGGAGCGAAGTTACGCATACCGCCCATCTGGGCGTTGGCCATCATTTGGTTGGACGCACCGCTACCGGCCAGCAACGCCATTTCGGTATCGGTCATGCCGGGGTTCATCCCCATGTACGGGTCTTTCTTGCCGAGAAAGTTGAAGTTCATGCTTTTTTACCTTTCTTTTTGCTAGATACTTTGTCGTCCAGTTCTTTAACGGCTTCGACCAGCAGACCCGTAACCTTAGAGTAGTCAACGGCCATCTTTCCGTTATCCATAGTTTTAACAGCGCCCGGCATAACTTTCTTGACGTCAGTAGCCATGATACCGCCAGTCGGGGTTTCGTCTTCGTCGTCCATGTAATTGTACGTGCTACCGTTCAGGAACGAAAGTTTCTTCAGCGCGCCTTTCATCGGCTTGACGTTTTCTTTCATGCTCGGGTCGGAAAACATCATGGCCGTACCGGCGATTTGCGCGGCTTGGCCAAGGGTTTGCCCGAAGCTAGGAGTGACTTTAGCGGTAGATGTGACGTTACCAGCCAACGGCGCCAGCGAACCAAGAGCGCCTTGTTGCAACTGGAACTTCTCAAGGATAAGGTTACGCTCGGCATCGGTAGTGGCTTGAGCAAGTTGCTGTTGCATCGAACCGACGTTGCCGAGGGCGGCGATGTCGGCTTGGGACATGGCTTGTTGCGCCCCGCCAAGTTGACCCAACTGGCCAGCGGCTTGCAGATTGAGGCCAGCGCCGGAAATGCCCGCTTGCTGGTTTGCCAGAGCCGCTTGTTGAGCAAAGCTGAGGTCTTGACCGGCAAGTTGGGCGGCGGCATTGAACCCGCCAGAATACAGGTCGGTCAGCGCGCGGGCGGCATTTTCTTGCGCGGCGCGGTTGGTTTCGGCTTCCAAAACGCCTTGACGCGAACCGCCGAAGGCTTTAGCCTGAAACGCACTTGCGGCGTTTTGGTTTTGTTGCATCAGACGTTGGCGGTCAAGGTCGGACATGACATTACCCGCTACGTTCTGAAGGTAGGGGTTCATGTATGCGCCGATGTTGGCGTTCAGGAAGGATTGACCCTGAACTTGACCCGGCGTAAAACCAGCGACTTGCCCAGCAGTACCAACGGCTTGATTAACTGCGCCAGCGCCAGTACCAATCGCGCCACGTGTCATTTCCATGGCGGCCAGTTGGTCTGGGGTAAAGCCGGCAATATTACGTACGCCAAGTTGATTAGCGGCGGCTTGACCTTGACCAAAGACGTTTAGCGCCGCGTTAGTAAGGCGCGGGTCAATGGTTTGTTTGGTCTTTTGGGAAGAACTGCCCATTAGATGTCCTTAAATAAAGTATATTGTAAAGTTGAAAAACCGTCTTGTTGAAGGAAACTGCGTTCCCAGCCTCTACGGCCAGTAAGAGTTATCTGCTGGCACCCTTGGCCCTTGGCCCATTCGGTAAGTATCGGCGCAAGCCGTCTAATCTCGGTAAGGTCGCCACCGGCGAGAAAGACGTGAAACCGCTTTTTGCGTGGGCAAAGGTGGATTTCAGTAACTAATGCCGCTTTGTCAGTAGCCCAAAGTTGCATTTCGCCGGACAGTATTCCGTCAACAATATCTTCAAAATTGTGACTTCCGCCTGAATATTCCAAGGCCGCCTCAATAAATGGACGGGCGTTCTCGGCATTTTCGCGGATAATGTTGTCCATATTATAGCGCAGTTGTGCCTAATACGCCTGAATTGTCAACGGTTAATTTATAGCGGGTGCCGTTCGGGGACGTCATAATGATGGCCGTAGCACCGAGTTCTATATTCTCGTTTTTCTTATGGCTACGCTGTAACTCCCGTTCAATTTCGGCGCTTTGGGATTCCGCAAAGCGAGCATCGTAGCGGGCTGGCGGGCGGGGCAACTTCATCGGTTGCCGCCCAAGACGCCTTCCAGACGCATAATGCCCACCCGCCAATCGGCGTTACGTACGCCCTCGAAGCGCACACGGACTTGCCGGGCGGTCAAACGGACGTCCGTAGGCAGACCCATGGCGTAAGGGCCAAAGGCCGTTTCCGCACCGTTCGGGAAGAACTTCGCATAAACCCGAGCCTGTACGTCGCCTTGGGTTTTTTCGTCCGGCACAATCTGGCGCATCATCACCACGTTGTCGCCGTTGCCAACCTCGATGGGGCCGGATTCGGCGTACGGCGTAGCACCGTCATAGTTGAAGCCCACTTCATGCTCGTACACGTAGCCGTCAGGGCTGACCAGCATGGGCAACGAAAACACGCCAGAATCATCGCCGGCGGTGCGGGCGAGTCGGCCAATCGTCCATGTGTTTTCGCGGTAGTTCCACGCCACGTAACGGTCATTCTCGGTACTGGCTGAACTCGGATAGTGCCACCAGACCTCGCCAAAGGCCGTATTGTTGAAGGCCACGACCTTGGAAATCTGGGCGGTGTTGATGTCGCTAAAGACGTAGTCGTACACGGTGGACGGCAAGGGCTTGACGTACCCGTCGTAAATCCAGAAGCCCGAATCGCCCATCCAGACGGCGTAGGTTTCCACGGTGGCCACAGCGCCGGCGGATACCACGCCACACGCCGTACCGACCCGGTCAAAGCCATACACGAAGGGCGGGCCTTGGTACTGGGCAATCCAAGCGTCGCAGTCGGTGAGAATCAAGGTACCGGCGCGGACACGACGGCCGCATTGAATCGTTCCGGGGGTCTGAAGTTCGATGTCACCGGCCTGATTGGTGGCCGACGGCGTCCAGTCCGTATTGTCCTCGACATCAGACCACTTAATCAGGCGGGGGTTGCCGCTGGCGCCCAGCGCAAACATAATGCGCTCAGACGTGACAACGACGCCCTTGTTGCTAGTTGGGGCGTTGGTAATGGCTACCGCGTCGTTAGCGGTGTTAAGCGTCCATTCATAAATCTTACCGTCGTGCGGTGCGCAAGCAACAAGGTATTCCCCCCACGTGTCCAACTGCCACATGGACGCCGGGGTTGAGCCAGACGTAGTGGTGGACGGACGGGCAACGCCGTAGGCGTATTCGCCAAAGTCTTGGGTACCAAAGCCCACAGACGCGGTGGCGTTGGCGCTACCGGCGGTAAATCCGGTTGGGGTGATGTCCACTACCGTCGTACCGCCTTCAAGCGCGTACAGCTTTGAGTGCGTTCCCACGGCCGCCCAACGGGTGGCATTGTTCGCCCGCCACGTCAGGATGGCGCGCGGAACGCCCGTCAGTTGGGTTTCGGTACGTTTACGCCAGCCCTTGATGGGCTGGAGCGTATCGGAGTACCACCGAACAAGGTTAGCGTCAAAGAACCGCGCTTGGCTCTGGTAATCGGTGCCGTTGCGGTACACGCCCGGCGGGAGTTTGAGGGGCAGAAGCGCCATCAGTTCGTAATCTCTTTAATGGCCTTGAGCCGCGCATTGGCGGCTTCCAGCTTCAGGAAGCACAGGTAATAGGCTTCGGCAAGGTCCTTGTTCTTCGGGTCGTTGGCAAGCGTACAGGGGTCTTCGAGTACGACAAGTTCAGCCGGTAACGGCTGATACTTGACCTCGACCTTAACGGGCCGGCTGGCGCAACTGCTCAACGACAGCGTTAGGAACAGGCACACTACCCCATTCTTGGCTTTGCTTGTCAGAAACATAGACCTTTTCCAGTTTGGTTATGACTTTCGCCTTGGCACGGTCAAGTTTAATCTTGACTTCCGCATATTCTACCACGGCCTTGTCTGCTCGGGCTTTTTGGGCTTTACCTTCAGCTTCCAACTGCTTCAGGGCCGCCGTCATATTGGCCGTGCTTGCTTCGGCTACTAACAGGTCTTTCTTGGCGCTACTCAGGCGGAACGTCTGAACGCCAAAACCGACCAAAAGAAGAAAGGCGAGGAGCGCAAATACCGCGGCTCGGACTCCGCCTAGTAACTCAAGGACGAGAGATAAGGTCATTTTCTACGGCCTTTTTTGCTGGGACAATGGCGTCTTTGGTAATGATACGAAGCCAAATACCGATGACGCCAATGCTGAACATGACAATGCCAAACCACTTATCACCCAGAACAGCCCGGAGATTGGGGGCGTAGCCCTCAAACATCGACCAGATACCAGCCAAGGTAATGGCCAGATTCCAAAGGACGGTTTTGGACTTCAACCAGTATTTGTGAACCTTATCGGTAAACATCACGAGTCCAGTTTGAACATATACTCTACGACTTTTACAAAAACAGCGCCAATTGCCGCGCTGGC